CAAGTTGCTGAGATGGAAAACCCACTAGTACTGACTGTAGCCTCTGAGATACCTAATGTACGTAAGATTCAAAGCATACTGGAGTTCGCTATAAAAGGTAATAGGAGTTTGCTTATTGTCGCACCAGTTTCACAACAAGTTAAATCGGCTTTACTGATGAATAAGGTTAAGGGCAATATCAAGGTTAATATAATTGATGTACCTGGATTTGGTCCAACAAAAGCAGATGCTATGGAGGATTTAGCTATCTTAACGGGTAGTACTGTTCTTAACGAGGAACTAGGGGATGATCTTGATTTAATGACTTCAGAACACTTAGGTGAAGCAGATTTCGCTGTCACAGACGATAAGACGACCACTCTTACCTTAGAAGAAGTTAATCCAGACATCGAAGAAAGAGTTGCAGATCTCCAAAAAAATATTTCGAAAGAGAGTAACGGTTTTATTAAAAAGAAACTAGAGCAAAGATTAGCCACACTCTCCGGTAGTGTAGGTATTATCAAAGTTGGCGCGGATTCTAAAGTTGAAATGAAGGAAAAGAAGGATCGAGTGGAAGATGCTATATATGCTACTAAGGCGGCTCTCAAAGAAGGGATCGTTGCAGGTGGTGGGATAGCCCTCTTAGATGCGTCAAAAAAAATCTCTCCCACTGACGTGGGATATGAGGCTTTACTAGAAGCAATTCGATCTCCTTACCAAACAATCCTAGATAACGCAGGTATCATAGCTTCTGTCGAGTTCCCAGTGGGGATGGGGATTGATGTTGTAACTGGGGATACGGTTGATATGGTTAACGCTGGTATAATAGATCCGGTTTTGGTTACAAAATCGGCGCTGAAAAACGCCGTGAGTGTAGCACTTACTATAATGTCCGCTGATTGTGTAATATCAAATATGAGAACAGATGAGAGCAGTTAACGATTACGTCATTGTAGACATAGTAAAGGACGGTCCTAAGAAGGTTAGCGGGTTGCTACTGACGGATAAGACCGATTCCGATAATAGATACAAGAAAGCCACTATAATATCCAAAGGGGATTTAGTTACCATCATCAATGAGGGTGATATAGTTTTCTACGATAAACATGCTGGTCATGACATATCTTATGAAGATAAGTTATATCGATGTATCAAAGTCAGAGATATAGTACTAGTAGAATGAGACTAACTGCTCAGGACCTAAAAGATGCTCATTTCCTAAAGTACTATAGGTTGATCCGGAAATGGGCGTGCAAACAAAATAAAATAAAAGAAGCAGACCTTGAGTTGCTCATTTATCTGAACTGCTTAAACAGATTCAATAGAGATGATTTCAAAAACGGGGTATATGCTTACACCTGGGATAAGCACAGGTGGGAAAGATTACGCAAGGAAGGTTGGATAGAAGTTTGGAGAGAGAGGAATCGTACTACGATAAAGTATACGGTCTACAAAACGTCATTCAAGTGCAACCACTTAATAAGTAGGATCTACAGGATTTTACTAGGAGAAGAGGACGTGCCAACTACTATCAACTGCGTATACTATAATAACAAATCCTACACGGACAAAGTTATGAATAAAGCTATAGATGATATGATAAAAGATAAAGACAGATGAATGCACTAACTAAGATATTCTCCTCAGGGGCAACAGAGCTGGTTAAAGGTATTGGCAGTGTAATAGATAATCTACATACCTCTAAGGACGAGAAGTCAGCGGCTGAATTAAAGATAAAAGAACTGGTCTCTAACTACGAGGTAGAAATGGAGAAACAAGTAACCAGTAGATGGCAAGCCGATATGACTTCTGATTCGTGGCTATCAAAGAATACTAGACCAATGGTTTTGATATTCCTAGTAGTATCCACTATATTAATGGTCTTCATTGACGCTGGGGTCGTAGCATTTGTAGTAGAGCCTAAATGGACAGATCTACTACAACTAGTTTTAATAACAGTAATTGGCGCTTACTTCGGCGGTAGATCATTGGAGAAAGCAAAGAAAAGTAAATAACAATTAAATACAATACAATGGCTAAAAAGAATAAGATTATGGACTTAAACCCCAAACCAGCTAAAATTACAGCTGAACATTTAGAGAACCTACAAGAGTTAGTTAACAACATAAACGCGGTACAATTTAAGATAGGTAGCATAGAAGCATCTAAACACTCGCTACTACATCAGTTTGCTGATATACAAGAGATGGTATCTGAGAAGCAGAGAGAATTAAAAACTGAGTACGGGACTTTTGATGTAGATCTAAAAGACGGTACCATTAACTACCCTGCTGATGGAGAATCACATAATTAGGAAGATAACTATAGGTAAAGATTACAAAAACAACTCCATGCACTACGCTGTAGGACAAGAAGTATACGGTGGTCATACTATTACTGATATAATAGAGGAAGAAACTAAGTACTCTATATACATAAGCAAGGGTGATATACACATACCTTGGAAGGACTTTAATAAGAATATGGCTGTATCCGTCGAATATAACCTCAATTACAAGTGATAGGTTTATTTGATTTCTTAGTTAAGCCGGATGGTGATAGGTATAATAACTCAGTGAAGGTTGGTGATAAAAGCTTGATATTAAACACTGAAATATCAAACCACCAATATATCAACAGGGAAGCTGTAGTGATCGAAGTACCGAAGTTAAATACGACTGATATAAGAAATGGGGATAAGTTGCTTGTTCACCACAACGTATTTAGGCGATGGCATAACATGAAGGGCATTGAAAAGAATAGCAGGTCGTTCCTAAGTGAAGATAGGTACCTAATAACCACCGATCAGATATTCCTACGCAAGCGCTTAGGTTCTTGCGAGTGGGAAGCTATGGATGGCTACTGCTTCATTCAGCCCTTAAAGTCTACAGAGTATTTAGATGTGGAAGTAGAGAGACCATTGGTTGGTGTAGTGAAATACACTGATGGCTCTTTTACCAAGGGTGAGCTAGTAGGTTTCTCCCCCGGTGATGAATTTGAGTTTACTATAGAGGGTAAACGTATGTATAGAGTTATGACTAGATCTATAAACACTAAGTATGACTATAAAGGAAACGAAGAAGAGTATAATCCAGGCTGGACACATAGCTGTTGATGAATTAATTAAAGTAGCTAAAGAGCCTATAGTTGATTCTGATGACGATTTAACTGCTGACAAACTGAAGAACGCAGCAGCCACTAAGAAGCTAGCTATCTTTGATGCTTTTGAAATACTAAGCAGGATAGAGGAGGAGCAGAGGATCTTAGATGATCTAGATAAATCTAAAAACGAAGCGAGTAAACCTAAGTTTCAAGGGTTTGCCGAAGGAAGGAAGAAGTAATGTACGAACAGTCACTATATAAAGTAATAGAACCCATTAGACTTACAACTATAGATAGGTTGAATAAGAGTAAGAAATGGGACTATGGTCACAGCAAGGAGAATGATGTTGTGATTGTTGGTAAGAGTGGTCAAATAGGTGAGGTAATCGAGATTCAAGGGTTGAGTATTGCTTTACCTAAAGTACCAAGAGAGGTTTTTTCCTGTAGTAAAGAAGCTAGTAAGCAGAAGTGGAAGCAATTCGCTTTAAACCCTGCGTTTAAGAACATAAAAACCAGATTTGACTGGGATAACCAGCCGGCTGAATTCAAGGAAATACATTACAAATACATAGACGAAGAGTTCAAGAGAAGAGATGAAGGCTTCTGGTTTATGAACAACGGTATACCAACCTACATAACAGGTAGTTACTATATGTATCTACAGTGGAGTAAGATTGATGTGGGTGCACCTGACTTTCGTGAGGCTAACAGATTGTTCTTCTTATTTTGGGAGGCATGTAAAGCTGATAAGCGTTGCTATGGTATGTGTTATTTAAAGAATAGACGTTCAGGGTTTTCTTTCATGAGTTCAGCTGAAACCGTTAATTTAGCTACATTAGCAAGTGATAGTAGATTTGGAGTCTTATCCAAAAGTGGTGGAGATGCTAAGAAGATGTTTACGGATAAAATAGTACCTATAAGTATTAATTACCCGTTCTTCTTCAAACCCATTCAAGATGGTATGGATAGACCTAAAAGTGAATTAGCTTACCGCATTCCGGCTAAGAAATTTACTAGAAGGAAGATGAAGGAAACTGAAGAGGCTGATGATATGGAGGGTCTTGATACTACCATTGACTGGAAGAACACAGGGGATAATAGCTATGATGGTGAGAAGCTCTCTTTATTAGTCCACGACGAAAGTGGTAAATGGGAGAGACCCGATAATATCCTCAACAACTGGCGAGTTACAAAAACCTGCCTGAGGCTTGGTGGTAGAATTATTGGTAAGTGTATGATGGGTTCTACAAGTAACGCTCTAGACAAGGGTGGTTTAAACTTTAAGAAGTTATATGGAGATTCACAGGTAAATAAAAGAAACAAGAATGGACAGACAAAATCTGGTTTATATTCTCTGTTTGTGCCAATGGAATGGAACTATGAAGGATTTATTGATGAGTTCGGAGTTCCAGTCTTTGATAGTCCAAGCGATGATGTCTACGGACCAACTGGTGAGTTAATAGATACTGGCGTAGTAGACCATTGGGAGAATGAGGTTGAAGGGCTTAGAGAGGATCAAGATGGTTTAAACGAATTTTACAGACAATTCCCTAGAACTGAGGAGCACGCATTTAGAGACGAAACAAAGAATAGCTTATTTAATCTAGCTAAGATTTATGAGCAGATAGATTATAACGAGGGTAACAAGAGCTCTTCAGTGTTAACCACCGGTAACTTCCAATGGGAGAATGGAGTTAAAGATACTAAAGTAACTTTCAACCCCGACCCTAAGGGTAGGTTCAAAGTTAGCTGGGTTCCTGGGCAGAAGATGCAGAATAATGTTATAACAAAGAATGGCGTTAAATGGCCAGGCAACGAGCACATGGGTGCCTTCGGTTGTGATAGCTACGACATTAGTGGTACTGTTGATGAGAAGGGATCTAAAGGAGCTCTGCACGGGTTAACTAAGTTCAGTATGGAAGATGCGCCAGCTAATACATTCTTCCTAGAATATATCGCTAGACCTCAGACCGCTGAGATCTTCTTTGAAGACGTTCTAATGGCACTTGTATTCTATGGGATGCCAATACTCGCCGAGAACAATAAACCCCGTCTATTGTACTATTTACGTAGGAGAGGTTACAGAGGTTTTAGTATGAACAGACCGGATAAGATATGGAATAAGCTTTCTGTAACTGAAAAGGAAGTAGGTGGGATGCCTAACTCTAGTGAAGACATTAAACAAGCTCACGCAGCAGCTATTGAAATGTACATCAATGACCACGTTGGCCACTTAGAAGATGGTACCTATGGTAGTGTATACTTTAGTGAAACACTCAGCGATTGGAGTCAGTTTGATATAAATAAGAGGACAAAGTATGACGCGGCAATTAGCTCGGGTTTAGCTATAATGGCCTGTAATAGACACCTGTATAAACCAAACCCAGAAGCAAAGAAACAAGCATTAAATTTAACTGTTTCTAGGTATAGCAATACTGGATTTAATTCAAGAATAATTAAAAATTAGATATGGCAGAGTCTGTTGTAAGAAATTTCCCATCACAAGCTGTAGGGGATTTAGAAAAAGCTAGTCACGAATATGGACTTGAAGTAGCTAGAGCTATTGAACATGAGTGGTTCTCTGGTTCCACTTCTAAGTATGGTGACATGAATAATAGCTTTCACAAGTTAAGGCTGTATGCTAGAGGTGAACAACCCGTACAGAAGTATAAGAATGAGCTGTCAGTCAATGGTGATTTATCCTACTTGAACTTGGATTGGAAACCCGTACCTATCATATCAAAATTTGTAGATATAGTAGTTAACGGTATGGCTCAGAGAGCTTATGATGTTAAAGCCTTCTCTCAAGACTCTTACGGGGTAAGCAAGAGGACTAAGTATATGGATTCTATAATTAGAGATATGAAGTCTAAGGAATTCAACGATGCTGCTCAGTCTAGCTTAAACATGAACCTGTACGAGAATAA